GCTACACCGGGTGGAAACAGGTTAGGATCGAGCGCGGCGTCGACCGGCTGGCCGGCAGCTTCGCGCTCACGGTCGCCGACAAGCCTTGGCCGATCAGGCCGGGCGATAGCGTCGAGGTCCGGGTCGCGGGCCAGCTCGCAATCACCGGGTGGGTCGACCGGGTCGCCTCGAGATATGGCGCCGCCTCGCATGAAATCGAGGTCTCCGGGCGCTCGCGCACGGCGGACCTTGTCGATTGCTGCTCCGAGGCGAGCCCGGGCCAGTGGTCGGGCCTGACCGTCGACAAGATCGCCGCCGAGCTCGCCGCGCCCTTCGGGCTCAAGGTCCGGCTATTGTCGGCCCCGGGCGAGGTCGTGCCGGTGTTCTCTATCGACCAGGGCCGCCGGGTCGGCGAAATGCTCGAGGAGTTGGCCCGCTCGCGCGGCCTCCTCGCGACCGATGATCCGGCTGGCGCGGTGGTGCTGGTCGCCCCGGGCGAGGCCCGCGCCTCCGGGCGGATCGAGCGCGGCCGCAATGTGCTGGCGGCCCGCGGCGAGGCCCGTCTCGACGGGCGATATTCGCGTTATGTGGTCAAGGCGCAGCAGCCATCAACGGACCAGATCGGCGCCGAGGGCGGCGCCCGGGTCAAGGCGTCGGCCGAGGATGCCCGGGTCGGGCGCTACCGGCCCTTGGTCCTGACCGCCGGGCGGCCGCTTGGCCCGGCCGCGGCGCAAGAGCTGGTCGACTATGAGGCCCGGGTCCGGTTCGGGCGCGCCCTCGAGGCAAGCTATACGCTGGCCGGCTGGACCCAGCCGGACGGGCGGCTCTGGACCCCGGGCGAGCTGGTCGGGGTCAAGGACGACTGGCTCCGGCTCGACGGCGACCTCCTGATCGCCGGCGTTGCTTACCGCTTCGACGGCAACGGCCGGCGGTGCGAGCTCCGGCTTGTGCGACCGGAGGCATACGCCCGGCCGCCGGCCGAGGCGACCGGGCCGACGGCCGCGGCCTCGAGCACGGGCGGTGGCGACTTTTGGGCAGATGCGGGGCTCTAATGCAAAACACGGTTCGGGGACTTGGGCGGCGCATCGCCATGATGTGCGCGCGGGCGGTGCTGCGCGCGACCTATGACGACAAGGGCGTCCAGGAGGCGCAGCTCGACCTCCTCGCCGACGAGACCCGCACCGGCGCGCAGCGGTTCCAAGAGTATGGAATGACCTCGCACCCGCACCCGGGCGCCGAGGTCATAACGCTGTCGCTCGGCGGCGCGCGCGAGCACATGGTCGTGATTGCGGTCGACGACCGGCGCTATCGCCTCAAGGCGTTGGCCCAGGGCGAGGTCGCGCTCTATGACGACCGCGGCGCCAAGGTGCATCTGACCCGCACCGGCCTCGAGCTGGTCGACCCGGTCGAGGTCAGGATCTCGGCGCCGAAGATCGACCTCAATGCGCCGCTGGTGATTGCCAACGGCTCGCCGATCTCGCGCGTCGGCGACAACGTCAACGTGGGCGCGGGCTCGAGCTCCGGCTTGTGGCCGCTGGTCGAGGGGGCCGACGGATGACCGATATCCGCACAGTCTGGATTGACGGGCAGTCGGGCGACTGGCGCATGGCGCAAAACCCGCCCGGCCTCCTCGAGGCCGAGGCCGGGCTCGAGACGGCGGTGCTTCTGTCGCTGTTTACCGACCGGCGCGCCGAGCCCGGCGACGAGTTGCCGGCCGGCGAGGCCGACCCGCGCGGATGGTGGGGCGAGGCGCTGGCCGGCCCCGACGCTCCGCCGCTCGGCTCGCGGCTTTGGCTCCTCGCCCGCGAAAAACAGACAACGCAAGTCCTCGCCCGCGCCCGGCTCTATGGCGAGGAGGCCCTCGCATGGCTGGTGGCCGACGGGGTCGCCCGCTCGGTCGCGGTGGCGACCGAGTGGATTGGCCGCGGGGTCATGTCCATTGACGTCAAGATCGCGCGCCCGGGCGGCGCGGGGTCGCGCTTCGCATTCATCTGGCAGGAGGTCGGCGCCAATGCCGTTTAGTCGCCCAACCCTAACCGAGCTCGGCGCGCGCGCCCGGGCCGATATCGACGCCGGCTTGCCGGGCGCGGATTCGCGGCTCCGGCATTCCAACCTCAACGTGCTGGCGGCCATGCTGGCCGGCCAGGCGCACGGGCTTTATGCCTATATCGACGCGCTCGCGGTCGAGGTCATCCCCGACACGGCCGGCGGGCTCTGGCTCGACCGTTGGGCGGCGATCTGGTCGATTGCCCGCCAGCCGGCGAGCGCGGCCACGGGCACGGCCTCGCTCACGGGCACGGACGGCGCCTTCGTCGCCTCCGGCGCCGTGCTGTTGCGGGCCGACGGGGTCGCCTATGAGACGACCGGCGACGCGACCATCGCGGCCGGGGTGGCCTCGGTCGCGGTCCAGGCCCGCGTGACCGGCGCCGACGGCAACGCAATCGACGGCGCGACCCTCTCGTTTCAGTCGCCGGTCTCCGGGATCGACCCGACCGCCTCGGCCGGCGCGCTCCTCGGCGGCGGCGATCAGGAGGCCGACGCCAGCTTGCGGACGCGCTTCCTCGCCCGCCTCCGCCAACCGCCGCAAGGCGGCGCCGCTTACGACTATGTGGCGTGGGCGCTGGACCGGGCCGCGCATGGAGTGCGCTCGACCCGGGCGTGGGTGGTCGGTCATGAGATGGGGCTCGGCTTCGTCACTGTCCGGTTCATGATGGACGACGACTACGCGGACGGGATTCCGCAAGCCGGCGACGTGGCCGCGGTCGCCGCCCATCTCGACACGGTGGCGCCGGTCGGGGCCCAGGTGATCGTCGCCGCGCCGGTGGCCGAGCCGCTCAACATCACGGTCCAGGTCTCGCCCCTGACCGCGCCGGTTACAGCCAACATCAAGGCGGCCCTCGCGGCGCTGATAAAGGCCGAGGCGGTGCCCGGCGCGGCGGTGCTTATCTCGCACATTCGCGAGGCGGTATCGACCGCCGCCGGCGAGTTCGACCACGTCCTTACCGCGCCGGTCGCCGACGTGGCGGCCAGCACTCCCGGCGCCATCGTCACGCTCGGCACGGTGACTGTCACGGGGCTTTGAAATGATTAACGACCGCGGAATCCGCCCGGCCTCGGCCGGGCAATATGCCGGCGCTTTCGAGGCGCTCAAGCCGGTTGGCGTGGTCTGGCCGCGCGGCCCGGACGCCGCCCAGGGCAAGGTCTCGGCGGCGCTGGCCGAGGAGTTCCAGCGGCTCGACGCGCGGGTCTATCAGCTCGCCCTCGAGTCGGCGCCGTCGGGCGCCCTCGAGCTGCTCGCCGATTGGGAGCGGGCGGTCGGCCTGCCCGACCCTTGCGCCGACCCGCCGGACCCGGCGGCGACCAAGGAACGCCGCGACCTTGTGCTCGCCCGGCTGGCCGCCCTCGGCGGCGCCTCGCCGGCGTTTTTCGAGGCGCTGGCGCTGGCTATCGGCTGGGAGGTCAAGGTCGAGCGGTGCCCGGTCCCGGTCGCCGGCCTCGCCGAGTGCGGGGTGGCGCGGCTCTACCCGCACCGGCTCGGCCCGCCGCCGGAAATCGTCGGCGGGCCGGCGGATATCCGACTCGTTGAGGGGGGCCCGGCCGACGGCGAGGAGCGCCTCCTCGAGGGCGGTGCTATCGACGGCGAGTTTCGCGAGCTGTCGTTCGGGATCGACACGGCCGCGTTCCCGACCCAGGCGGCGGCGGCTTACCCGTTCTACTGGATCGCCGAGGTGCTGACCCCGGTTGGCGGCGAGCTCGCCGAGGCCGGCGTCGCCGAGGCGGGAATAACCGCGCTCGGCAATTACGACATTGCCCGGCTGCAATGCGTCTTTGGCGCGGCACAACCGGCTCATACCAAAACCGTGTGGATCGTCCAGGAGGTCTAGGACCATGAAAGAAACAACCGCCCCGTATTCCGCCGGGGGGCAATTCGTCGACGCCGACCCGGCGGGCGGGATTCCCCGCGGCACGACCATCACGGCCGCGGATCTCAACGCGCACCAGGCGGAGATTCTCCAGGTCATTACCGACGCCGGCCTTGTGCCGGATGCCGGCGACCTGACCCAGCTCTCGGCGGCCGTCGCGGCCTTGATCGCGGCGGCGGTGCCCGGCGTTTCGGGGTTGATGCCGAAGGCCGGCGGGACCTTCACCGGCGACGTGTTCTTCAACGCGATCGCCAAGTTCCTCGGCGCGGTCCAGCTCGCCGAGGCCGGCGCGTTGAAGCTCGAGGACCCGTCGACCGACGCGCTCTGGCGGACGGCGCTGGCCTATGTGCGGGCCTCGGCGGACCTGAATTTCGGCGCGGCCGAGTTCAATCTCAACCTGTTGGGGCTGGCGGCGCGGCCGAAATACAACGGCGCGGACTTGGCCTTCCTTGCCGAGGCCGGCGGGGTATTCGAGGCCCAGCTCTTGCACGTCCGCGACGAGAAGGCGAGCGGAGTCCACGGCGGCACGTTCCCCATAGGGACGTGGGAAAAGCGCGACCTTAACACGGTGCTCACCAATGAGATCGCGGGGGCAAGTCTTGCGTCAAGCGTAATCACCCTACCTGCCGGGACGTATTGGATCGAGGCTAGCGCCCCGCACTACGATACCAACGGCTTCGTACATAAGGCCACGCTGTATAATACTGCGGACAATGGTGAAGAGGTTGTCGGCACGAGCATGAAGGGCGGGGCCGCAGTGGATGCGACCACATTCTCGTGGGTGTCTGGGCGCTTTATCATCGGGGCAGAAAAGACCTTTGAACTACGGCATAAAGCGACCGGCGCCAGCACTTCGTGGGGGTTTGGCGGCGCGTGTAGCTTTGGCATCGTCGAGGTCTACTCAGACGTGAAAATATGGAAGGTGGCGTGATGGCCGTTGTGAAAATCGAGG